TTTGCGGAAGTAACGCTACCAGTTACGTTTTTACGTAGGGATGGGAACTGAACAGAGTTATAAATACGCTGTTCAGCCTGTGTAATAAAGCGATTCAATTGGGTCGTTGAAGACACAGGTGTTCCGTCCGCCAAAGTGGTGGCGGGAAACGTATTTTCTGTATACGTTTGAATCGCTGTTATTAACTCCGTGTAGGTCATCCCATTGGTCCTCTAGCCATCACGCCTCTAGTAGCCGCGCCAGTACCACGGATTTTAATACCACTAGTTTTGGTGGGTGGGTAGTTACCCTTGCTGATACCGCCAACAGAGGGATTCATCTCTGTCATGCGTTTAGCGCCAGTCTCAGTTGGGACTACAGCCTTGGTTTCTTTACCAGACATATCGTGGGGTTTGGCGTAGACGCTGGCAGCGCCAACTTCTTTACCGCCTTTTTTCATGCTGAATTTAGCCATCACTTGCCCCCTTGATTTGCAACTTTAGCCATACCACGGCCCATGCTCTTCATCATTTCGTTAGTCTTGCCGCCTTTGGCTAATTTAGTCATTGGCTTGCCGGGGTGCATCTTTTTCTCGTGCTTATGCACGGCACCTGCCATCATTTTCTTGTCCTGTTTTAAGTCTGCTTTGTCCATTTTCAACTCCTAAGTTGTTGCTATCGTTACTGTACCAAGACTTACGGTTAAAGCCAAGGCATTTGGTGTTAAAGCTGCATCAAAAAATGATGCCCCGCCTACAGGGTTCCACCCCCATTCAAAAACCCTGCTGCCACCTCCAAGGTATCCTTCCGTATCCAAGCCAGAAATTTGGTAACTTCTGTCAGGGCGTGGGTCACGCACACCTTGTGGGTCGTCAACTGGATACATACCCAGTTGAAGCTGGGGCTGGTCTGGGTCCCAACAGGGGCCGCACACAAGCAAGTCGTAATTCTTGGTCTTTACGACCTCGCGCCGCAGTTTGGTCAGTTTGAAACGAAACCCGCAACGGTCGCATTCCGCAATCGCATTCTTGCCTGACGCGTACCGATTACCCATTACGTTCCCCCGATAAACATCTGCCTTGGAACGAAGCGCACTGCCGCACGTTCTTGGTCTTCGTCAGCAGCAACCATCCATGCTTCGTCGTACTGGGCTTTCAAAAGCTGTATGCGCTCTAGCCCACCGGGCACTTTGAGGGCTACGTGGTACGCCAAACCCGCCGCCATACATGGCACAAAGCGGAACGGCACATCCATGACATTTACACCGCCGCCAGCGTCTTGGGTACGGCGCATGCGCCAGTACACGAACTGATAAGTCTGCGAACTGTCAGGTGTAGGCCACACGGTGATGGAAGGTAAATTCTGTACGTACACGGCTGTACCCGTGATGTGGGTCGCCGCAGTTGTGTTGTTTTGGCCTCTAAAGCAGTTGCCAAGGGTGTTGCCATCAATATAGCCGTACCAGATCGTCTCAGAATCGACTTTAATGAACCCTGTGGCGGGTAGCCCTACCACGGTGTTTAAAACGATTGTGGTGGCTGTTGTGGAGGTTATGGCCCCATTCAACGTAGAAGTGGTAGGCGAGGTCTGCCCATCTAGCCGTTGAACCCACACTTGGATAGGACGGGCCTGTTGCAGTTTGTTGGGCAGCGTGGCATAGGTAGAAACACTAATACGCGTGATGGTCAGGTCAGCCTGAGTAGCCGTCACATTCGCTTGTGTGCGAATCACATGGTCTAGTAAATCCACGGTATCCAGCGGTAGCGCGTATGTGGGTAAGCCCGGAGTCAGGGTGATTGTGCCCTGCTCAAACGTCCACATGTTGATGCCACGGTTGGCCCACTCAGCAAACATCAGGTTCAACGAACGCCGCGCTGTGCGTAAGTCATAGCCAGTACGTAGCTCTGAACCTGCGCGCTCAAACGCCTCTTCGACTAACTCGGAGAGGTCAAGGTTGAACGATGTGCTGCCAGAGGTGTATGCCATTATCTAAATCCTGCTGTTTTCTTTGCAATACCTTTTGGTTGCGCTACAAACTGTTTACCTACCGCTTTACCCTTGCGCTTAGCACGGGTAGTCGCCGCATACTCCGCGGGGCTTAAAGACTTGATTGCTGCTTCTGGCAAGTAACGCTCTCCCGTTTTGGAAGAAGGTTTCCCCGACTTGGTACGCCATTTCTGGTCGCCCCAATTTTTTAGGGATTGCTGTGGCGCTTTCAATCTTTGTACCCACCACCCGCCGCCTTGTACTTCTTGGCTACAAGTTGGGCCTTGCGTGCTGACCACTGTCCTGCACCTGTGCCTTGCGCTGCTGCGGCTTTTACCTGAGACACAATCTTCTTGCGAAGACTGGGTTTTGTGTAATTGCCCGCCGCGTTAACCTTCCCACCCTTTTTATATTCGGTGAAATCGGTATCGTCCCGGCGTGCTTTTTTCACGCCTTTAGGCATTTTGCTGGAGGCAACAGCCCCCATACCACGGCTAGGCATCATGGTTTAGCAGGCTTTGCCGCCGGACTTCATGGTAATCATTTTGCCTTTGGTTTTACCCTTGGACTCAATGCCGCCACCTTTAGCCATTTTCATTCCGTCTTTGGCAGTGTCCATGCCTTTTTTCATCACAGGTTTGCCCATCTTAGACGGCGCTTCGGCTCCAGCTTTTTTCTTAGCTATCATTGCCATAAAACCTTCGTTCATTTTCTTAGTAGCCATAGTTCCACCTCTTTTAAAAAATGCCATCGCACCGTGATTGGTCTTTGGCTGGTTAATACCTTGTACATCAGCGCGGGTACTACTACCCTTACCAAACTTCTTGCCCTTATCAGCGTCGGTAAAGTCTTTACCAACGGACTGTGGGACTCCCGCTTTCTTGGCAAATGATGGGTTGTTAGCCACCGCAGCCATGAAATTGTGTTGCTTCTTACTCGTGCTTGGCATCATTTTCCCGCTTGAATAAGCTGGTCAATTTTTGCTTCAAGCTTGTTAAAGCGTTGGTCAATGTGGTCAGTAATCCGTTGAACTTCTGCTTGAGTAACTGTATCACGGGCAATCTCCTCGCGAGTTATGTTTAAAAGACGCTCAACACGCTTCGCGTCTTCACCAATTTCTTTCATTTGCGCAAACTTTTCTTTTACGAACAGGCCAAAAACCCCCATCAAAACAGAGAGGACTGCTGACCAAATTGTGCTTAATTCCATATCAGCATTTCCATCTTGCTAGTGAAGCAGCCTTACGAGTAGGCTTGCCTTTTTCGTCCTTCATCGGACCGGGCATACCCGACATGCGGGCACAGAATGACTTCTTGCGGGCCCCGCCCTGTGGCTGTGGCGCTTTGAGGTTTGACCCTGTGGCTGCGTTGTACTTAGCGCGGCCTTTGGCAGTCAGCCCCGCCCCCTTAGAAACTGGTAGCTTTTCGCCACGCCCCACTGCAAGGGATGGGTTTTTCTTAGCCATTTACAACTTTCAGTTTCGGAGTGCAGTGTTCAGCAAGCAAAGGTTGCAACACATCTTCTTCAAAGCTACGGGTAAACTTTTCCTGCCCCACATGGGGCAAGCTAATTGACGGGTCTAAGTAAACCGTAAAACCGTCTTCGGCTGCGCGGTCACAGAAGAGATAATCTTCGCCGTAGTATTCGCCGTTCACAATCTTCAAGTCGAAGATGGCGCTGTCGGTACGGTTATCGACGTTGTTGGAATAGCTCCACTCTGGGTGGTTAGCAATCATCGTCTCAAGGACGTGACGCTGAATCATCATGAATCCAGTACCGATACGTTTTACGCGCATCAAACCGTTCTTGTCAAACTCAAGCGCACCATTCTCATCAAGGTGGTAGTCAAGGAAGAACTTGCGGTCCATGCCACGGCGTGGGTAAATACCAGCCGTGATGTCTTTGTCAAGGCTCAACGCCATTAGGCGGAGTACTGCGTCAGCGGTAACCACCACGTCAGCATCAATAAACAAAAGCGTGTCTGCATCGGATTTGAGAAAGTCCGCAACCAAGCAGTTGCGTGCCTTTGTAATGAGGGAACACCCCGAAAGGTGTGTGAGATAGAGCTTAACCCCCAACGACTGCACCTTAACGGCGAGGTTGGACAACGCAAAAGCCGAATCAATATTCAGCTTGCCGTCGTAAGCAGGGATGCAAACCATAAGTTTGCGCCCAACTAGGTTAACGCTCTTCTCTGTATCAGCCATAAAACACCGTGATATGCGTGTTAGCGCCTAAGAAAAGTCGTACGCCGTTATGAGCAAGGACGCCTTCTCCGGGAATTGGTACGCTGTACCCAGTTTGATTTGATGCGTCTAGTTGCAGCAGCACATCATTCCACACAGTCACATTTCCGCTGGCTGCGCCAGAATTGGCGACAGTAACAGTAAACGTATTTGCAGTGGACGCTGTTTGAACTTGGTACGGGTTATCCGCCAAATCCCAGTCCAAATAAACCCAATCGCCCGCCTTCAAGCCGTGATTAGTTGCTGTAATTGTCGCTGTTGTGGTGGCCCTTGCGTAAGTTCCACTTATGCTTTGATCGTCCACCAAAACAGTGTACTCAGTAGCACCAGAAAACGGAAAAACAACCGCTCCTTTAAGGCGAGTACGGTACGGAACCATCAAGCCAGAAACTCCACCGTGTTGCGATTTAACGTCGGTTTGCATACCCATAATTAATCTCCTGTAATGCGGGGGCCGAAGCCCCCAAGATCAATTAAGCAGATGCTGGGAACTGCGAACCGTTAGAGTTAGCAACCACGTACATGATGGTGTACTGCACAGTACCTGCGGTCACTGCGGCTACGGTTGGAGTCATTGTGGCAACAATTTTTACGTCTGTTGCGCCAATTCCAATACCATTAGGGGAAGCTGTAGATGCAGCACCGCACCATGCGCCCAACTTAGCTGCTGCGTTGCTAACGGCTGCGCGACCAGCAGTGGTCACGTCTGTAGCAGCCCAGTACAAGGCGGCTGTAGTGCCATCACCAAGGCTTACATTGGCTGCGGTAGAGCCTGTAAATGCAACAGTGGTGTCAATCAAAATGTCAACGATTTGAGCGCCAGCAGGTAACACGCAAATGGTGTCGGTAGTCGCGGAAGCGGCTTGACCTGCGTAGTTCTTTTTGAATGTCTGAGAAACAACGGTTGCGCCGCAGTTTTCAATAGTGCCAACGGTCGTGCCAGTTGTGTTGCGGACAGTGCCAAGCAACCAAGGGCCAAGGTGAGTTGCGAATCCCATGATGTAATTCCTTTACATGCGTTGAAGTGTATCAATCTTGCATGCCAGTCAGCCGGGACTGTTTGATACACCGGAAAACCCGGATTAGCTGCAATATATCACTTTATTTAAGCGTGTGCAACAAATAAAAAGGGCCCCCGAAGGAGCCCTCTCTGATAAGCCCGAAGGCAATCAAGAACCCGATGAGGCAAAAGCGCCCAATGGGTCAGAAAAGCCGAACGAATAACGCTCGCGAGCCTTGTAACGCACGTTGCCGGTATCAAAGTCACCGTCCATCGAGGTTGCCAAAGGAACACGCTCGAAATGCTTCAAGCCGTTAGGTACGTCAGTCAACAAGAACCAAGCGTTGGTGTCGGTCAAGAAGTGGTTAACGCAATAACCTTCTGGAATCGAACCATTGTTCTTCAATGCGTTGATATCGTTGTCGGTAGTGCCAACGCGGAGGTTTGTCTCCAACAGGCGGGTAGCAACGAACATCAACGCAGGAGGAACAACCAACTTACGTGGTTTAGCAGCGATCAACAGGCCACGCTCGTCCGTCCAAGCAGCGATCTGGATAACGGCGGCTTCCAAGGAAGTCTCGTTCAAATCGGTTTGGGTAGTAGGAGTGTTGCTGTTAACGCCACCAGAAACCAAGGGGTGTGCTGTAGAGAACAGAGCAACACCGTCGCCACCAGCGTAGCTAGAGGAGAAGCCGTTGTTCAAAACAGATGCTGCCTTAACTTGCTTGGTGTAAGACATTGCACGGGCAAGAGCCTTGGTGTAACGGTTAGACAAGCTGTCGTACAAGTTATCTTCCATTGCTTCTTCAGTGATGGAGAAGCCTTGAGCGATAGTCTCGTGGTTGTAGCGAGCAGTCCATGCTTCTTGCGCATTGTCATATGAAAGAGCAGAGCCCTCGTTTTTGACAGGTGCAGCAGAGAAACCAGACAACTTTGTCTCTTCTTCAAAAGAACGCTCAGAAGCTTCGGTTTCGAAGATTTCTTTATGCTCTTCGCCGTAACGGGCGTACTCCATACCGAACAAAGCGTTCAGACCGGGGAGAAGTTCTTTAAGTAGTTGTGCGCGTGAAATAGCCATGATTTAGCTCCTTATACACCAGTGGTGTTGTTATATTGGTGAGTGTTAATCTTCACCAACAACTCGGTGTAAACACCAGCCGCAGATGCAGTTTGTTCGACAACGTCGATAACACGAATTGGGATGGTTGCAGTAGTGCCAGCACCAGTCAATGTCACAGCAAAAGCTGAGTTGCCAGTACTAGTGTTACCTGCATTCAACACCAAAGCGACGTTAGAACCGACATCAGCGCGGCTCGCGGTGCCCATAGTTGTACCAGAGGTAACAACGGCCACTTTGAACAGAGCTTGTTGGTCGTCTACAACGTAAGCGTAAGCTGGGTTAGTAGATGTGGAAGCCAACGCTGGAATATATTGACCTTGCACGGTTTGACCAGACGAATTAACGTACTGACCACCCATAGCAACGCCGACAATAGTGCCAGAGTTTGTGGTAGTTGATTTAATCAAATAACCATCGCTATTGATTTGTACGGTATCGCCATTAAAAATAGCGGTGCCGAAACCAGTAGCAACTGGAATTTGGCGGAATGCACCAGCATAGGGTTTACCATCAAGCGAGTTGATGGCTTCTAGGCCGTAAGGTGCCGAAACGGTAGGAAATGCCATTTAAGACTCCAAAAAAAGATTAAGAACCAGAACCAAAAGCTGTGCCGCGAGACACATTTGATTTTTTCTCGGTAAAAGTCGGCATACGCGGGTCGCTAAGACCCATGAATTTCGAATCTACAGAGTCAGTTTGAGCTTGTGCTTGCAGCGCAAAATAAGCGTTACGTTCTTGCACAATCTCAAGTGGGCACGCGCATAACATCAAGCCCCCGACTTCCACATTGCCAGCGGGATTGCCCGGAATTTCTAATTCAGGATAATCCTCGGCTCTGACGGGTTCCCAACCTTCGCGTCGTTTTTTCGACACGTTAGTATGCATAGATTCACCCAAAACAGATGTTGCAATCCAACGGTGAGCAATTCCCGGACGTGGGTCTGGGTCTGGTAAAACGGAAGCAGGACGCCACCCGACGCGCTTGATAGAGTCGCGGGTTGTTTTACTACGTGCGGTGCGGTCAATTTCAGCCATTATTTATTCTCCATTGCAGCTACATGTTTTGCGTAAACTTCTAAGGGTACACCTAGTCGTTTGGCGAGTGATACTTGCGTTTGAGTCAAGCGAATTTTCTTCGCAGACGTTACACGATTTGCAGGCGCAACAACTGTTGCGGGTTTATTTCTGGGGGTGTCCCGAACATTTGGTTCGTCGTCTGAATCAGACTTGAACTTGTTGGGGAATGTGCGACGCATGGTGTCGTCGATTTGAGTAAAGTACTCGTCGGTGCGGGCGAAGTCTTCCCCGTATTTGTCTACTAATTCTTGATGCAGTCCCATCGCATAAGCCGACATGGCTTTTTCCTTACCGTCACCGAACCAAGAGTTCCGTTCTATCCATGCGGATGTCTTCGGGTCCAGCTTGGGTGCCGCAGGAGCGGGGGCTGTTTGAGCGGACTGTACAACATCATTTTGCTGTTGTAAAGGGGTAGGCCTGAAATTTTGTGTTTGCTGCACTTTCATGCCTGCAAGCATCATTTCTTCCTGTGCAGAAGCAAGAGCCTCAGAATCCCCTGCATCGTACGCCTGCTTGAGTTTGGACTTGGCATTGTCGAGTTCTATCTTTGCCAGCGTTTGGACCTTTTCCATATACGCCTGCTCACCACTTTGCACATATTCCTGCAAGCGGCGGTTTTCCTCGACAAACGACTGCGCTAACTTCTCAAGCTCTTGCTTTTCGTTTAGCGCCACCTGTTTTGCACGCTCTTCGTCACGGCGTGCATAGGTCAATTTCTCAATACGCTTGCGTACATTTGACGAATACGTGTCCAATTCCTCTTCTGTAGGGTCTTCTACATGCTTGTTTTTGGTGTCGTATTGCGTCTCTGTGGGCGGGGTATCGTCAACAATTTCAATCTCAGGTTCTTGCTTTTCAACCTTTTTACTCACTTTTTCGGGTTCTTGGCCCTCAATTTCAAATTCAACCTTCGTTTCGCTGTCTTCGTTTTTGACGTTGACCTGTACTTCGTCAGGGAATCTGAACGTGTCACCTTTAAATTTTGACATGTTTATCTCCTTAGGCGCGGCTTATGCCACGGGGGTCTTGCACGGTTGCTTCTACTTGGTCATCGTTGAGCAAGCGGAATTCTTTGCCGTGGATTTTTACGCGTGTTCCCGCGTACGGGCGCGTCAAGATGAAATCACCTGCCTTACAGCGGGGTCCACTGGGGAATTTAGTTTCATCTTTGTAGCATTCGGGGCCGAGGCATATCACATATAAGACTGGCGAGGTCATCTCGTCTACCTTACGGGTGGCTTCAGCGCGAATGATGCTTGAGCCTTCAAACGTCTCTGGTACATCAATTACTGCCGCTAACAACATCCAACCTTGTGGGGTTGGCAACTGCTTGGCTCTGTCTTCAATTGGAATGTCTTCAACTTCTTTTTCAGAAATTGCTGGCACAACAGGTATGGCGTACATGCCGGGTTCTAGCGTGAGTTCACTCATCGTTTTTCTCCATCGTTTCCGCGAGGTCGATTAAATCCCTCTCTGCGTAGGCCAGTCCCTCGATCACCCCGCAAAGCTTTTGGTATTCACCAAAATCGGCGCACTTACCTGTAGCCACGGTATCGGCTAGTTGGTTCATGCGTTCGCGAAATTTCTTTCGCAGTATTTCAAGTTCTTTTATCAATCAGGTTCCTTCGGTTGTTGCGCCTTTTGTTGGGCGGATTGACGGTTCATCTGTGCTTGGTTTCTAGCCACCTCTGCACCGATGCGCAAGCCTTCGGCTTGTTGTTTAGCTGAGAGATTCATCTTGTCGCTCTCGGCCTTTGCGCCAGTTTGCATACCAGCGATTCGTTCTTGGGCAGCGATGCGTTCGCGCTCGATGTCGAGTTGATCTGTTTTCGCAGCCGCATCTATCTGTAGTTTCTTCTCGGAAATATCGACCTTGCGGCCTTCCAACTGCAACCGGGCTTGGTCCATTTGAACGGCTGGGTCTTGTTGCTGTTGCTGGGCTTGCTGTTGAGCGGCCTCTTTCTGGTTGTTTTGCAACAACTGTTGAGCGGCTTGTGCAATCAACGGTGCAAGTTGTGCTTCCACTTTCGGGTCCATCGGTTGGTCTGGTGCAGGCAGTGGCACGCCCAACTGCGCTTCGACTTGTGCGCGGTACTCGAAGCCAAGGTGTTCTGCGATGTGTGCGTGTGCAGCAGCCATCAACATCTGGGCCTGCGGGTTCTGCCCCAGCACCTGTGCAATCTTGGGGTCTTGCATCGCAGCCATGTGGACAGCGATGTGGGCCTTGTGGTCTTGGGTGATAAACGCTTTGACGGGTTTGCCCTTGATGATATTCATGTTTTCTGTAACTGGGTCAACAGCCTTCATGTCGTCTTCCAACGGCACAAGTTTCTCGGCATGCTTGACACCCAACACATTCAGCATCTGACGATGTAACTGTGGCAAGTCGTAAATCTGTGGTGACTGCTGCGCCATCTGCATGACGGCTTGGTACTGCACAACACGCTGACTCATGGTCGCCGCGTTGGGGTCGCTCACAGGGATAACTTCTACCTTGTGGTAGTCAGACTCTTTAGCTTGTGCGCCGCGTGGGCCATCAGCATCGTATGAATAGTCTGGGTCTGTGTAGTCGCGGATGATGCCAGCCAAGAGTTTCAACTCTTGCTTCAAGCTGTAGTGCAGTCGAGCTTGTACAGCAGACATCACTTTGAGCATGCGCTCAAGGATAGCCAACGTAGTGCCCACGGGCGCATTCGCGCTCATGTCACTGACCTTCATATCAGCCACCGCAGCAAATCTGCGTGCGTCATCAACGATCTGATTCATCAACGCCAACAGGGTCTGGCTTGGCTCTTTGTATGGCAGGTTGACGATGTTGTCTTTGAGTGTGCCCGATGTGATGTCCACATCACGGTACTCGCCCGGTGCGATGGGAGTGTCGTCTCCTTTAATACGCAGACCACGGGTCTTCAGACCACCGGGCAAATTAGACAGCGTGCCCGCATCAACCAACTGGCGTGTGAGAGATGTCGCGCTCTTGGCAGCGCCACCAATCAAGTGAATCAGACCAAAGCCATACGCACCGAAGCCGGGGATGTATTGGTAATGCACGAAGTGCTGGCGTGCTTTGTGTAGCTCGTCGTTCTCTTTCCAGTTGCGACGGATGGACAAGATTTCTTTGGTGTCTTTGACCATCGTGATGACGTACGGCAGGGCAAGGCCTGTCTCTTCACCATCTTCGTCTTTGTCTTCAAAGCCGGGTAAGTCACGCTCGACGTGCATCTCAAGCAACTGGAAGCGGTCGTCGTATGACGCGCTAAACCCAGTCTCTTTGTCTTTGGCTTTCTGAATCTCATCAACTGTTTTGCTTGGTTCGCCCAACTCAATGTCGCGGTAAAACCCTGCGCTGATAAGACGCTTAATCTCGTTCTCGCTCTTGCGCATGCGGTGTGTCACGCGGGGTGCGAGTGTCATCTCTGATGTGCCGTACGGCAGAATCACATCTTCTGCGGGGATAAACATCGACACCTGACGACCCAGTGCAGGGTCGTAATACACCTTCTTGAATGCTGAACCCGAGATGGGCAAGTTCCACAGCATCTTCTCGTGTTCGGGACGGTACTCAACCATGACTTCAGTCAACTGATAGTTCATGTCATCTTGCACGCGCTTGGCAGCTTCTTCTTTCTCGCGGGTGTCTTTGCCGATGATTAGCGTCTTGACGGGCCCCATCGCTGGGAAGGTTTCCATGATGGTTTCGCTCTGGAAGCGAACCACTGCCTCAGTCAACATGGGGTGGAACACCCCGCATGCACCGCTCCACGGCTCTGTGCGCTCTTCGTACTGCAAGCCCAGAAGTTTTAAACCTTCTGTGTAGGTTTTCTCCCACTCTTTGCGGCTGCTGATGTCGTTGTCGTACTCTTCTACCAAGTCACCTGACAACTCGTTCAACGCACCCTCGTCCATGTGGTCAGCTAAGTTGTCGTTGAAGGCGGTTCCGTCTTCGCCCTTCTCTTCACCGGGCATGATGGTGATTTCAACGCTGCCATCATCAAGAGTCACCATGTCTGGGTTGTCAATTTCGATGTCGAGGGCTGGCCCCGACGTATCTTGCAGACCCATAGGTGCGCTATAAATTGCTTTGTCAATCGCCATATTCTTCCTTAGTAGTACGCCGCTTTACGCGGACGCGACAAATAATTTTTGTCGTCATAGTCACTGTCAAGCCGGATAAACCCGCCGTTGCGATAGCGTTGCAACGCCATTGATGTGCAGTCAACCATGTCATCATTTTCAGAGGCTGGGAATGCGGCTACTTGTTCTACCACAGCTTCCGCCCAGCGTCTACCCGCAGGATACCAGACCATGCCTGATCTGAACACATCAGCAACAGCGTTCAAGCGTGCTACTTTATCACCTGTGCCCCTGTGTGGGGTGAATTCTGCCACGGGAATGCCCATTCGCCTAAATTCTTGGAACAGCGGTGTACCGTTGGACTTCTTCTCAACGACAAACGAGTCAGGCTCCCACTCCTTGTACTCGCGCATGCACAGGTCTTTCAACTCGGGGAACTCCACCCGCACGTTGATCGCATTGAGCAGTATCAAGTGGGCCGCACCTTGGGTCAACTCGTCATCTTCAAACACACCCCACGTCAAAAGAGCCGAAAAGTCGGCACGGTTGTTCTTTTCCGCCGCCGCGTCAAGCGTCATGATGATGTATTCGCACTCTGGGGGGTCTTCGCGCTCCCATAGCTTCCACCATTCACGTTTAATAATCGCACCTTCTTCGGATGTGGGGTTTTGCTGGTACTGCGCGTTCCATTGGTACGCGGGCATAGACGCACGAGTGCGGTGCAGCGCCTTTAAGTCGTAAAACTCCGGCCACAACGCCTGCTCGTCAGGGGTGTTCTCGTTAAATATCGCTGGGAACTCAAAAAACTCGTACTGGTCGGCCTCGCCGTTGCGTGCCATGTCTTTCGCCATGTTCCCAATCAAGTCACTGGGGTGCCAACGGGTATGCACGATCGCAACACGCCCTCCGGGCATCAAGCGGGTACGCGCACCAAAGGTAAACCACTCATACGCCTTGTGGAATACCTCGTAGTTACCGTTAATGATGTCTTGTTCGTTGTGTGGGTCGTCAACCAGCAGCAAATCCGCACCTCTACCAGCCAATGCGGAACCCACACCTGTTGCAAAGTACTCTCCACCTGAGTTAGTATTCCACCGTCCTGCGCTTTTTGAGTCGATTGCTAGTGTTACAGTTGGGAAAATCTCTTTATATGCTGCTTGATCGACCAAATTCCGCACTTTTCGACCGAAGTCCACAGCCAAGTCAGAGGTGTGGGACACCATAAGTACTTTTTTATCAGGGAAATTGCCTAAAAACCATGCTGGAAAATACACAGAAACCAAAAATGACTTACCGTGACGCGGTGGAACAGACACAGCCACACGGTCTTTGCGCCCAAACGCCATATCTTCTAGCAAGCCCGCCAACTTCCTGTGGTGTGCCCCGACTTTGTAGTCAGGATTCATACGCACACAGAACTCCAGCAGAGAGTCACGCGATGCCCGCGCCACTTCGCGACGTTCGACTTCCACGACTTCTTCTTCCAAAGCCAACAACTCTTCCTCACTGAGCAAAGACAGGTCTTGGTTCAGCAAACTGGCGAGTTCAAGCTCTGCTGTCTCGTTCATCGGTTCGGGTGTTGTCCACGACTAGGGTTACAGGGGTTTCATCCAACATATCGTCTGCCGCTTCGCGCAGACTTACCGCCTTGACTGGCACATCTTGAATCTCCTCGGCCTTACTGCGAACTTGCAGCAGCTTGGAAATCCGCTCTTTAATAGACGCTTGCAACTCAATGGTCGTTTTATGCTTGACCGTGATTTCGCTGCGCTCTACGAAGAGGCCCACATCACCGATCTTACCAAGTAACTCCAAAGACCGCATCCTGATTTTGGCATCGGGGTTGGTGGATTCTTCAATTAGCTTGTTGGTGACGTAGGTGCGAATCTGTACAGCAGACCTGACGACCACATGGTCGTACTCACTCAAGATTTGCCGCAAGTGCATTACCGAGCCGGGGGTGTTTATCACAGCTATGTTTGCTGGAGCCGTCGATGGGTCTTCTGCATCGGTGACCGACGTATAGAAACCCGCCCTTGCTTTGACCTTGTCTTCTTCGTTGGGGGTGTCATCTGCACCAAATGCTTTCAAGAACTCAACAGTTTTGAAAAGCGCAGCCACCTTCTCGTGCAGATTCAGCACGTCTTTCTCTGCTTCTGGCAGAGGGTGGGATAACTCTGGGACGCAATTAAACATGGGCGTACTATACCAAAAAATAATAGAACCAGTTAAAAAATATTGAAGGGGGTACGTTCCGGAACGTGGGGGGGTTTCCTGTAAGTAAAAATAAATGTAATCTTGCCGGAAAAAGAAGGGGGGTGGGGGGTCGATTTGAAATTAACTGGACATCGTTTGACT